TGGTTGTAGAGTAGTAAAGTAAAGGTTCATTACTAATCCGTTGTAAAGTAATATTTCTTCTAGTGCGTGTAACACCTCATCTTGCAATGGTCTAATAATTACATTATCCATTAATACAGATGCTGTACGAAGCTCTTCTGCGTTATTTCCAAAACCTGTATTATCTTTAATACCTAATAAGATAGGAGATACAATACCGTGACCTAACATAATCTTCTCTCTAGCTTCATCAGACATAAACTGATACTGAGCGTGAGCATCTGGTAAATGTATAGGCTCTAAGTCAGCTTTAGTTTCTTGTGATTCATTGAAGGCTAGAATAAACTTACCTGCATTGGAACTTCCACTAAACTTATCATATATCTTCTTCTCTATAATAGCTTGTGTTTCTTCTGATGGAATACCATTATTAAAGTTCACTAAAAGTGAAGGCTGAAGACCGTTTTTGACATTGTTGATGTGGTAGTTAGATACCTCTTGCTCCAAGTCACAATACTGAAGACATCCATTATATGAAACTGGAGAATAGTAATAGAAACCACTTCTGTAAGGTTTAATTACGTAAAGTTCATTTAATTCATTCTTCTTACCATTCTTGAATGTAGGTATTCTTTTAGGTTTATCAGAAGTCTTAAGCTCACTCCATTTAGGGTGATAGTAATATGCTTCTATAACACCTTTCTTGTTAGCCTTCTCAGCTCTCAACGTTTCCATTGGAAAGTGAGTTACTTTAAGTATCTTTGTCTTGGACTTATTGTAAGACAACTGTAATACACCTTGACCTAACATATAGTAGTCATTAACCACTCTTTTGATTTGTCTACCATTAAATAGAGACTTCATCATTAAGTAATCTTTAGGTCTGTCCATTCTGTCTGTAGACTCTAAACCTCTACCAAATACCATATCAACTATACCGTTGACACATCTTGAGTTAGTAGGAGAGCCTAAATACTTGTCTATAAGACTTTGGAAGTAGTTGTTGTCTTGTCCGTAAGTTACCCAATCCTTATTGTACTCTTCCTTAACTAAAGGAGCATCATAAGAAGCTAAGTTAACTACTCTAAAATTCTGTTTGTTATTACTCATAATTTATATATTAACCAAAAACGTATCCAGTACCACTTTCTTCGTTCTGCGTGTAATCTAATTTACCATTTACCCTTCCGTCAAAAACAACTATATCTCTGTATAATGAAAAGCCTACAGAATTGTTAATCTCGATAGAAAAGCTAGAATCCTTGTTTATATCTGAAGCATCTATAAAGCCACCAAAGTCCACAAGTAAGCTTGTTCCAGAATCAGTAAATGAAACCGAAATACTTTTCTTAGACTCTTTGTTCGTTAATACAACCTCATTAACAGAACCATCCCTACCTGTGTAGTGTACTGTTCCAAATCTAGTCTGTATTGTATCTTCGTAGTTTAATATAGTCATACTAATATAACAATTTAGTTGTTTTTTATTTTATTTGAAAAAGCAAAAGGCTCGTATAGTTAAATACAAGCCCTTTAATATTAATTAGTTAATCTAATTACGGATTAATAACCGATACGTTAATTGTAAATCCTGCTACATCATCAATGATAGTAGGGTCAACGAATAATGCAGGAGTAGTCTCCTTACCTTCAAAAGAAATGTTGTAACCGTTTAAGTCACCCATTGCTCCACCTGTAGAAGTAGATACAGAAAACTCAACACCGTTTTGTGCTCCAGCTAATCTGAAGTTTCCATTGTAGTCTTCTAGGATAACGTGAGGTCTTCCGTAAGAAAGTAATTTAAGTTCTTTCTGTGTAGCAGCGTCTTGTTTCTTTAAGACAATGCTACCTGTTTGAGTCCAAAAAGAAGTACCGTTATCTCTTGAAGATTCGTTAGTTTCTTCAAAAGTATTGTTATCTCCTCTAAGCTCGAATTTGAATGTATCAACAGCAGCAACTAATGCAGTAATCTCGTCATCAGTACCTAGTGTTAACCCATCGAACATATCTGCTGTGTAGTTAGCGATGTAGATGTTTCTTAAACCACCTACAGACTCCTTACAAGCTTCTGTTCTTCCTGTTGTAATATCACAAGCCATAATTTATATATGTTTTTTTTATTAGTTTATATTAAAAAAGGGATAGGCAGAACCTACCCCTCTTATTTTAAGTTTCAATTATTCAATTACGCTACTGGAGTGTAAAGAACAACTTCAGAACCGATACCAAAGTTTACAGTTGCAGCCATACGCATTACAACTCTAACATTTTGTGAACCATCGATGTCAGCTAAATCAATAACTTTAACTTCGTTCTTATCATTTAATACACCACAACCGTACATTAAGTTGCTAGTTTGAGCAGCAACAATGTAAGATGAAGGAATACCGTTAGACATAAAGATAGAAACACCATCGAAAGATAATGCACCGTTAGTGTACCATTGTGTACCTTGAGCGTTAGTACCAGAAGCACCTAAACCATTAGCACCAAACCCACCTAAAGCACGAACATAAGCACGAGCTACGTTAGGAGCAACGAATAATTTTAAATCTTCTTTTCCGTAGATTTCTTGTGGAATCTTATCAACAACTTTCCCTAATTCATCGATTACGTTAGCAGCAGTAATACCACCTGCTCCAAGAGAAACACCTGTTACGTCAATTACGTCAGCATCAGCAGTAGCTAAAGCGATAAGACCATCAAATTCTCCATCGTTACCATCAGCACCATTCCAGATAGTTTTTTCCATTTTCTCAGCAACTTTACTAGCCATATATCCAACTAAGTAATCTTGGAAAGATGGAGGAAGGTTGTCGTGAGCAGACATTCCCATAGAGATAGCATCCCAATCAGAACGGAAATCTTGCTTACATAACTGTACATTTACTTGAAACTCTTTAGGGTCTAAATAACGCTCTGTAAGAGTAACTGTAGATGTAGCTGTGAAGTCACAAGAACCATCTTTTAAGATATCGTCAGTAGATAATACTTTGATAACTTCTCTAAATTTAACATTTGGTTTAATTGTAATACCACCTGCGTCTAATGTGTTTGCAGATAATAAAGCAGCTGAGATAAAACCTTGCATTTTTTCTCCAGCGTAAGTAGTAGTAATACTTGTAGTAGTAGCCATAACTTAATTTTTAGTTTTAATTTTTTTATTTAAATAATTTTGAGAATACTCGGTCTTGGGTAGTTAAGATTCTGTTAGCAGCAAATTTAACTTGCTTAGACTCTTCAACTGTACTTTCTGGAGAGTGAGCAATCTCTTCAACCTCTTCAGATAGTTCTTCTTTTTGTTCGCTTAATTCAGCAGGAACGTCTTTTTTGTACTCTTTTCTGATTTCTTCTAATGTAGAAAGTATTTCTAACATCTCACTCTTTAAAGAGCTTAAATCTTCTTTAGTAGCAAATTCAACTTTCACAACCTCTTCTTGAACTTCTTCTTTTCCTTCTTCAGCCTCTTCAGCTAATTCAGTAGCTTCTTCCTTAACCTCTTCAGTAACTTCTTCTGTTACTTCTTCAGATAACTCTTCAGCTATTACTTCTTCGTTTACTTCTTCTGATTTAGTTTCAACTTCTACTTCTTGAGTTTCCTCAACAACTTCGCTTACCTCTTCAGAAAGAAACACACTTTGTAATTTGTTTAAAATTTCTGTTGCTTTCATAAAATACACTTTATCAATTAATAATATAACAATTTAAAATATTTACGTTTTATTTTCAATCAAATAGCTCGTCTTTTGAGTCATTTGATATATTTCTCTCATTTGTAATTTGGTTTATAGTAGAATTACCTTGACCTACTAGACTACCTATACCGTGAGGTAGGGCAGAATAATAGCTTCTACCCTTTTTCTCACAGTTACAATTGTTTATTGTGTAAGTATTTTTACACGGACAATAATTTGCTTTCATATTATCTTTCTTTTACAGACCAAGTAGAGTCAACCTCTAAAGTACAATTATCGTCATCTAACAGGTTTGCTATCTGCCAAAATATAACGTCATTTTGATTTAATATTACAGAAGTTTGACCAGACCAAATACCTACGTCTCTACCTCCTTGAAAGTTATTAACTGTTCTTACTTGAGCATACTCTATAGACACATTAGCTTGAGTATCTATCTTAATTAAAAACAATTCGTAGTTATCATTGTCTTTTCCATCTATTAGGAAATCCCAATTAACTGTAAATTCTCTTGGATTAATACCTATATGTCTTAACCTACCATTAGATGGACTATCAAAGTGTTGTAAATCTACTGCTATGAAAGTTCCGTTTAAATCTACTGCTGAACCTTGAGTTGCTATCACCGTTTGAACCTCTACGTCATTATTTAAAGCACCACCTACGAAAGTATTAGGAATACCTATATTATTATCCCAATCACAAGGCAAATCAGAAGCAGATAAGTTAGGAAATATGTTTGCGTCATTAGCGTTAAATCCTCCATCTCTACTAATTATAGCTCCCTTAATTTGCACCGTAGAAGGGTTTATAAAGTTTGTAGTCTTAAAATCACAGAAAGGTGCTAACGTTGGTAGGTCACAGTTAATATCAGTCAAGAACCTTGAGTTCATTTGAAATAAAATACCTTCTTTAAATAATGGCTTAGTCATTGTTCCTGCTAAACTTCTAACTATTGAAGTAGTTATTCTATAACCACCACGCCATAATCCGTGAAGTGTTAAACTCGGTGAGCCACCAAACCTACCTGTACCATCTTCTAAACCTTGTCTGTAATCATATATATCTCCTAAATCAGTACAGTCT